GTTACCTTCGGCGATGGCGTGACCAACCGGCTGGCCGTTCTCAAGTTGAATAAGTAATGTCATTATATTTATCCTACGTTTGTTGATGGGAATAGCCGCGTGTTACCGGGCCAGATAATGCGAACTGCGCCGCTAGCACCATTGCCGCCAGTACCTTGGAAGTAACCTTGATCACCGTCGTTAGAATAGCCTCCGGAACCAGCTCCACCCCCTGGAAAGCCACCAGATCCGCCGTAGGGTGAGTAACCCGCAAAAGTAGGACCGCCACCACTACCTGTCTGACCAGATATACTCGCAGGGGACCCGCCACCGCCGCCACTACCTCCGCTAGCGAAAGTACCAAATTCGCTGCCAGTGCTACCGCCGCCGCCAGAAGAGCCTTGCCCGTATAGACCGGTGCCGCCACCGCCGCCAGCGCCAGCCATTCCGCTGAAGCCCCCAGAAGCCGCGAACCCGCCGAAGAACCTGAAACTAACGTAGAAGAAACTGAAGACGCTGAGGATGTCAGTGTAGCAGAAGCCGATGAAGCCGAGCGGTTAGACCCTGATGAAGTCGCTGCGCTGGCCGCAGTTGGCGTAGAATTTGAAGACAGTACGCAGCAGGGTGACTCCATGCAGGAAGCACAACTGGCTCAAAGCGGCACGCAACAGCAAACCGGCAACATGCAGGATACGCAGGACGCATCATCTTCGAGCACGTTTACAGTACAGGTTCGCTTTGATAACGTATTTGGCGGGTCATTATTACCGGGACCGAGTGTGTCTAACGGGCAGGGATCTTCACCTCTGGAAATAGCTATATCTGCAGGTAATCCGTTGTCCATGTCTAACACTGTCGAGACTCTAGGTCTTGGGTCACCACCACCCACAACTTCTGGTGGAAACACGCAGCAGTCAGAAAGCGGTATGGCTGAGGGGCAAAGCGAAACAATATCAGAGATGGGTGCCGTACCGGGCTTCGCCGCGTACACACAAGCGTCTCTGCGAGATAGGGTTGACTTTTACGCAGTTCGTGATATATACCGCAGACGTAGGCTGCAAGACGCAAACTTTGAGATGTATCGCATGATGCAAACGAATGACGCCAAATGGCGGGAGATGGTAGATGAGCAGTACAGATGAAGAGCCAAAGGTCTCGTTTGACGAGAGCGGCTTCAGCTTCAAGATAGGTAACCTGAGCAGCGGTAAAATTGCGATTATCTTCGCGGCTATATCGACCATCATTGGCGGTCTATGGGCTGGCTTTCAGGTGTATCAACAATTCCTCACGATGAAAGAGGTCACGGCGGCGTATGTCCCGCCTGACCTATCGGGTATTGAAGGGCGTATTTCGGTGTTGGATGAGCGCGTCACGAGCGTCGAGCGTCTGACCAAAGGTAACAGCGAGGCGCTGAACTACTTGACTGGTTCAATCTCCAGTAGCGTAGGTGCAACGCGCCAGACAGTTGATGCGGTGTCCAGCAGCGTCAGGAACAGCGACGCGCAGAATATGGCAATGCAAAGAGCTATTATAGACCAACTGCGCGAGCAAGATAAAGAACAACAGCGGCGGATTAAGGAACTTGAAACCGAGACCGCTGCACGTATTCAAAAGACGCTAGCGAACCCACTAGCCGGAAAGGAATGAACATGGAAGATAAATTGATGGATGCGCGTATTAAGGCGCTTTTGTTGGCGGCTCGCACGATGGCGTTTGTTATTTGCGCCATTACCGTCGCCATGATTGCTGGTCTTTTCGTGTCGAACGAAGTGATCGACAACAAAGACGTCTTCGGCTTACTGTCGTACGTGATGACTTCGGTTGTCGGCGCGGTTGCTGGTTCCTACGCCACGTTGATGGGTATGAAGGGTGAGTTGGTCCCACCACCTCCGCCTGAAGATAACGAGCCAGAAGAACCCGCACCAACACCCATTCCACCTCTCGACCTAACACCAGAGATGCAACCAGAAGCACAGAAGACATACGACGATCCACAGGCCACAGTCTTTATAGACGAGCCTGAAGACGACGATGATGACGACATGGAGCCTTGGGAGAAGTATCGCGGTGACCTGCGTTACGACGCGAATGGCGACGGCGTAGTTGACGAAAATGACTTTCCAGATTGGCGGAGTGCGGGGAAATGAGCTTAATAAAACTACAAGATAAGATCGGCGTAACGGCTGACGGGGCGTTTGGCCCCGGCACTCTCAAGGCTGCGGCGGCTCATTATAAGCTGAACAAGAATCGTGCAGCGCATTTCTTTGCGCAATGTGCTCACGAGAGCGGTAACTGGAAGGCGACCAGCGAGAACCTGAACTACGGTGCGAAGGGTCTGCGCGGTATTTTCGGGAAGTACTTCCCGACTGATGCACTCGCTAAGGCTTACGAGCGCCAGCCAGAAAAGATTGCCAACAAGGTTTACGCTAATCGCATGGGTAATGGCCCAGAGAGTAGCGGTGACGGATGGAAATTCCGTGGACGCGGCTTCCTACAACTTACCGGGCATGATAACTACAAGGCGTTATCGCAGTACATTGATCGGCCCGACATCATGGAAAACCCTGACCTCGTTGCTGGGGAACTAGCGATAGAAAGTGCGCTTTGGTTTTTCGACCGAAATAAGCTATGGTCAATTTGTGACCAAGGTATTAATGACGCTGCTATCTTGCAGCTCACTAAGCGGATCAACGGGGGTACACATGGCCTTGATGACCGTAAACTGAAAACCAAGAAATATGCTTCTTGGTTATAAGGAGATTGAACATGGATATTAAAAGCAAGCTGAAACAAGAAGCTACCAAGGCTTTGAAGAAAGAAGCCGAAAAAGCCATAATCAAGAAGGCTACTGGTAAGCTGCTTCCTATGGAATCAGGAACTGAAAAGAAACTAGGTTGGAAGGCAACTGTAGCCGCAGCACTGGCTTTTGTGGCCGCAGCTGCTGCAGGTTTGTCACAAATCATCGGTGGTTGACAACCCTGTGAAATCTTTCGTTGAATAATGATTTTTAAACAGTTGCCTTGACACACCATTCAAGGCTATAACGGGTCAGGTGCATGCTGTAGCAGCTTGCTAAATACCTTGGGAGTATTTATGAGCGGCTACATCATGACCTACGATAGTTTGTTGGTAGACGTCCGACGCTATCTTGAACGTGGTTTCACGGAACAGAGCGACCAGATCGTTTACGACCAGCTTCCGCGCCTAGTAACTCTAGGTGAGCGTCGTATTGCCCGTGAACTGAAGATTGAAGGTTTTATCCGAGCGGTAACAACACCGCTGCAAGTCGGTGTTTCAGTATATATGAAGCCAGACCGCTGGCGCGACACCGTCAGCATGTCTGTTGACAACAAGCCGATCTTTGCTCGTTCTTACGAGTACTGCCGCAACTATTGGCCCGACGAAGCTGAAACAGCTACGCCGGGTTACTACGCAGATTATGATTATCAGCATTGGCTTCTGGTGCCGACCCCGGCAACCGCCCAAACGCTTGAAATATTATATTACGAACAACCAAGGTTCTTGGGTCCTGATTTTCAAACTAACTGGCTTACTGAGTATGCGCCGGATACGCTCCTTTACGCTACGCTGCTGGAAGCTACTCCGTTTCTAAAGAACGACGAACGTATTCAGACTTGGCAGAGTCTTTACGACCGAGCAGCACAAGCGTTGAACGGAGAAGACTTGAAGCGTATCCTTGACCGCTCGGCCAACAGGAGTGAGGCATAATGACGACGTATACTAGCGTCTTTGGCGGGGCTAACATTTACCCGTCTGAAATCAGCTATAGCGCAGTTGCGCTTTCTGCAGACATAATTCTCAGTTGGCCAGAGGAAACCTCTACCAACGAGAATTTGGCCACCAAGATCATAGACGTTACACCGAGTAAATCCGGGCTGATTATTACGCTGCCCGAGGCAAATAAAGCGGGTAACGGTGAGACCATACTGTTTAATAACCTCGGCGCACATACATTTACAGTGAATAACGCTAGCGATGTTCAAGTTGTGAGTGTTGCTCCCGGAACATTGTGGCAGGTTTACCTCAGCGATAACACCACTGTAGGTGGTACGTGGCGTGCTCTACAGTATGGCGCTGCGGTGTCTCAGGCTAACGCAGCGTCTCTTGCTGGTACTGGTATCGTTGCTGTTAGCACGCTGCTCAGCCAGTCTGTTCCTATCACGTCGTTCAATAGTAACTACACGAGTGGTGATTCTGACCGCGCTAAGATGTTCAATTGGACCGGCGCTGGTGGAACACTCACGTTACCTGATCCGATTGTTGTTGGAAATAACTGGTTCGTTTATCTGCGTAACTCGGGTAGCGGGGCTATTTCTGCTGACGCTCCTGGAACAAGTTTGATTGACGGTAACTCTTTCCTCAGCTTCCAACCGGGTGAGTCTGCTATTATCGCAAGCGACGGTATTGGTTTTTACACTATCGGCTTCGGGCAATCAGCAACGTTTGCGTTTGACTACACAGTTATCAACGTACCCGGAACCGGAAGTTACACACTCACCGGAACAGAGCTGAACCGTATTGCGTATCGCTTTACAGGTATTTTGACCGGAAACCGCACTATCATCGTACCTGCTACGGTTCAACAATATTGGGTTGATAACCAGACTACGGGTTCATATACATTCACGGTCCGCACCTCTTCTGGTACGGGGGTTGCTATTACAAGCGGCGAACGTGCTATTTTGTATTCAGACGGCACTAACGTTTTGGATGCTGATACCGCCGGTGTGTCTTACCCGATCGCTGTTAACCAAGGTGGTACAGGAGCAACCACTGCCGGTGCCGCATTGATCAATCTTGGCGGAACGTCTACAGGTATTTCACTTTTCACGGCTGTAGACCAAGCGGCTGCTTGGGCTGCTCTGGGTGTCGCTCAGTCCGGTAATGTTAATGGTGGGACGTTCTAATGGCTGACACCACTATCATCTTGAAGTCTGATCCAGGTATCAAACGGGATGGTACTAAGTTTGAAGGTAACGCTTATGTTGACGGGCAGTGGGTTCGTTGGCAGCGCGGCTTGCCGCGTAAAATGGGTGGGTATCGTTCCACTCAAAAATACCTGACGCAAATTAGCCGGGGCTTTTCCAATTTCACTCAGATGAATTTCATTTATTGCCATTCTGGTGGGCAGAGTATGCTTGAGCGGTTCACTATTGATGACACCGCTAACAGCTCCGTCGTGACAGACCGCACTCCGGTAGCCGCCAAAGCTGTTGGCACCGTCACACTGACCGGTGGAGCGGCTGGGTCTGTGAACGATATTACAGTTG